GAATTAGAGGCAATTGGAATTTACTCTCTTGAAATTGTTACTCCAGACTTTAGGTATTACAACACTGGCGCAGAAAACTTTGAAAAGAAAAGCCGAAGAAATCCTGATGGAACTTTTGCAGGAGGCGCTGATTACTACGAACTAACTTACGACACTACAGAAAAGGATGTAGATGATCTAAAGGCAGACTTAATTTTAAAGATCAAATCTCATGTTGGTTCATTGCTTACTCCTTCTGACTGGATGGTAATTAGGGCTACTGACGGTGGTACTGCTATGCCTGCCGATTGGACTACATACCGTAGCGAAGTTAGGGCGCATGGTAACAGTCTTGAGAATGGCGTTGAGGCCTTTGCATCTGTGCAGGCTGTGAAAAACTTTCAGAACCACGAAGTACAGGAAGAGCGATACGTTTCTACATACGACGATGAAGGCGTTGAAACAATTGGCCCCGATACTTACATAGTAGATCGTGTTGTAGATAAAACATATTGGAATTGGCCTGCGGCTCCTGATGCAGTGGTTGATCCTTATCACGTTAGGTACATATAATGGCACTAGAAAGCGCAACATTTATTAGTGGTTTGGTGAACACAAACCCCAGTGGATCAGACTCCATAAGTCAGGGCGACGATCATCTTCGTCTTATCAAAACGGTATTAAAGAATACTTTGCCTAATGCTGATGAGGCTATTAATGGTGTACACACTTCTGCTTCAGCACCTAGCCCAACTACAGCAGGATTGATTTGGTTTGACACTACAAACAATCTAATAAAAATTCGCAATGAAGGAGACAGCGGTTGGATAACTTTACTTGCCTCAGAGGGAAGCAGACTTCTAAAAACTACTCACTCAATACTATCAACAACCTCCACGTTTAGATCAGATAGTTATGTTGATATAGGGTGGTCAATTACGCATACCTGTGTATCTTCTTCATCTACTTTGTATGTGCAAGTAAATGGAGGTAATGACATTTTTTCATCTTGGGATGGTGGCAGTGACCATCAATACACACACATAAAGTTAGCAAATACTTCCGGTACTCTGATTACTGGAACTACAGATAACATTATTGTAGGAAATATTAAATCCAAAGTTGATGCTGGATTGTCTACCGAAGAGTATGGATTTGGATTTTCTAGGATTTGGAAAGTAACAAGCGGAAACAGACCTACGCCTGACTCTGGTACAACCTACACGTTTGATATTTGGTCTAAACAACCACAGGCCAGCGCGGGAGGAACTACTTTTCGTAACGGCACAATGATGGTTTGGGAGATTGAAGAATGAACAACGTAACACTTAGCAACATTCTTTGGGCCGCAGTTCCGAATGAGGGCTTTGGTATATACGGATCAGTAGAAAATGAGTCGGACTACAACAGTAATGTTGTATACAATGACCCTGCAAAAAAACCATCATGGGCAACAGTGCAGGCGGGGCAAAACCCGGAGCAATGGAATGTAGTTAAAGCAGAGCGCAAAGGCAAACTTGTTGCTTGTGACTGGACTGTTCTAACTGATGTTCCAATGTCAGATGCAAAAAGAACTGAGTGGGAAGTGTACCGTCAGGCTTTAAGAGATATAACTAACCAGTCTGACCCCTTTAACATTACTTGGCCTACTCCACCTGAATAATGGCTCTAGTCCCTATAGAAAACTTGGGCCAGATAGGAATTATAAAGGATACCCCTCCTTATAACCTTCCTCCTAACGCATGGTCTGACGGAAACAATATAAGACTTTTGGATAACGGCGTAAAAAAAGTCGCTGGATACCAAGAGGTGTTTGCTACTTGCCCATTTGCTCCTTACTATATTCACCCTTATCTTACGGTTGCAGGAACCTATTATTGGATTGCTTACGGCACAGATGATATAGCAATCTGGGATGGTTCTTCTTGGACTGACGTAACAAGACAGGTTACAGGAACACTAAGCGGAACTATAAACAATAGTGTTACCACAATTACTTTGTCAGATGCTAGTGCTTTCCCAACAAGCGGAACAATCGCTATGGGAACTCAAGCAATAGCAGATGGAAGTTCTAATGGTTACGAAGAAATAACATACAGTGGCAAATCTAGCAATGATTTAACTGGATGCACTAGAGCCGCTAACTCAACTACTGCGGCAGAGCATACAACCGCTTATCCTGTTATTCCTATTGGAACTACAGCCACCGGAGACAACGATTATGACGCTAATACCACTGATAGGCGCTGGACTGCTACTAATTTAAACGGCGTTATTGTTGCTACAAATGGACATGACATTCCTCAAACATGGCCTTTAAATAGTAGTGGAGTTCCTTTATTAACCGTGCCATTTGTTAGGCTTAGAAATTTTCCACAGGGAAACAAGTGTAAGGTTATTAGAGCGTTTAGAACTTTTCTTATTGGGCTTAATTGGACGCGCACTAAGGAAGAGCCTAGATTGGTTAAGTGGAGTACAGAAGCAAGTTCTGGAAATCAACCAGTTACATGGGATGAGACTGACGCTACACTTGATGCGGGTGAGTTTGAGTTAGCAGATACGCCGGGAAATATTATAGACGGATTACCTCTGGGTGATTCATTTATTATCTACAAGGATGACAGTATTTACATTATGAACTATGTAGGTACTCCGTACATTTTTTCATTTAAACTTCTATCCCCCACTATTGGCCTTCTCGCTAAAGAAGCGGTAGCAGAGTTTGAGGGTGGGCATTTCTTTATGGGCAACTCTGACTTTTATGTGTGCAATGGTCAGACTGTAACTGCCATGCTTTCTAAAAGACTTCGCAGAACCGTGTACGATGAGTTAAATGGTGACAACTATCAAAAGTGTTTTGTTGCCGCAGATTATGTTAGAAACGAAATGATGGCCTGTTATCCAGCAGGATCATCTACTGTGGTAAACAAAGCATTAATCTGGAATTGGAAAGATAATACTTTTTCATTTCGCGATCTTCCTAATACTTCTTATATTAGTTCAGGGATTGTAGAGATTACAGCAGGCGCTACATGGGATGCCGCATCAGGAACTTGGGATGCTGACTCAGACCCTTGGGGTGCTACTAACTACGACAATGTAATTAAGAACATTGTGTTTGCTGATGTTACTAACACTAAAATATTTAGAGATAACAAGGGTAACAAAAGTGGCGCGGATACTATGTCTGCTTATATTGAAAGAAGCGGGTATGACTTAGGTGATCCACAATCTGTCAAGTTTGTATCTGCTGTATATCCTCAGATTGAGGTAAGCGGAAATAACACAGTAGACGTTTACATTGGCAGACAGATGAGTACAGAAGAAGGAGTTACATGGGAGGGGCCGATAGCGTTTAATCCTAACTCTCAGTCTAAAGTATCATGTAGAGTAAGCGGAAAATACTTTGCAATTAAAATAGAATCTGATACAGACATTGATTGGAAGTTACATGGATTAGCGTTTGAGGTTCAGAAGAAAGGATTGAGAGGGTCAAGGTCTTATGGCTAATGCACCATCAAAAAATGTAAAGTCTGTAAACAGATGGAATCCAAACCCAGCCCCAATCAATAACGATCAATTATCTGATTACCTTTTCCATGAGTTAAACAGGCTGTCAGATATTATATTTAACTTAGATGTAATGAGGTTAGAACAAACCAATGTTGCACCAGAAAAACCGAGGGATGGTGATATAAGATATGCTGATGGCACGAATTGGAATCCGGGTAGCGGTCAAGGCATTTATGTTTACATTGATGACGGCACTCCTGATTGGACAAAACTCTAACGCAGATTTTAAATCTACGTTTCTTATAGGGGAGCCAGAAGGTAGGTATATATCTCCATACTCTACACTTTCTTGGTTATCAAACGATTTAGATGATAATTGGAGAAACCGTGTTATAGGTATGATAGGCGGGGATACCCACGCTGATATTATGGCTAGAAGCACAGCAAAGGACTTTGGTAGAGTTAACGGCGTTGATAGAAAAAGTTGGCGAAATCGTATTAGCATCTTGCGTTCTAACGGTATTTCTCCAGTAGTATGGATGATAAGCGATGATAGTCCAGATGTATATGCAAAAGGTTTAGATAACCAAATTGATTACCAAAATCAAGTTGTTTCTGCGGTTGATGACGTTGTTAGTCATTATGTGGTTTGT